TTAATATACCAGCATCAGAACCAGAAGAGTGGGCAAGGGCAACGGGAAAACCAGTAAAGATGTTTGATAAATTAGTTGAGCAACTTGCTTATGCTATTGAGCAGCTACCAGATATGGTTAAAAGCAAAACTATGTCAATTCAAGTAAATGGAATTAACAAAAATTCTCTTGTAGAGTATGGTGGATGGATTCAAACACTTAAAGATGCCCCAGAAATGGATATGGATCCCGTAACAGGAACTCTTGCAAGAATGAAAAACGGCTGGGAAGAAAAGTTTCCAGGACTTCAGGTTTATGAAATGCCCTACCTTGTTGACAGAAATGGTCACTTAGATACACATCAGATTATTACAAATAAAGCTGGCATTGAGGCGAAAGAAAAAAGGGGCAAGGAGAGAGTAATTGGTTGTGGTAATGGAATAGAAGTTGGTGGAAGACCAAACGGGTGGCTACATATTGCTGCTAACGGAGATACCTTTATATGCTGCAATGATTACGATTTTGAAACGGTATTTGGAAACATCAACAGTAAACCAATTAAAGATATTTGGATGAGCATAGAACACAAGATGATGACAGTTAAGTCATTTGAAAACTTCTGCCGAACTTGTGTACATGCAATTTGGGGCGACTAATGGCTAGTATATTTGTACAGATAGCAGCATATAGAGACTTAGAAGTAACCCCAACAATTTTAGATGCAATTAAGCAATCGTCTGGAAATCACACAATTAACTTTGGTGTCCACACAGTTTATGTAGAAGAGTCAGAGATTAATGTTCCTGACTTACCTAATGTTAAACATGCTGAAAGCAAGGCACCAGAGAACATTGGTTTAGGAATAGGTAGAGCCTTGGCTCATCAATTCTATGATGGTGAAGACTATTACCTACAATGTGACTCTCACTCAAGATTTATTAAAGGCTGGGATGAAGTTGTAATACACTCAGTTTTAAATTATCAAATTCAAGGAATTCACAAACCACTTCTTACTATGTATCCAGCAAACTACTGGTATCCATCAGTAACTGCTAATTTTGTAGAAAAGGATGTCCTTACTCCTGGTCATTTATCCAATATTTCATTTCATGAAAAGCCAGAACAGTTTAGGACAACAAGAATTCCACAACAAACAGCAATGCCAATTGATAATGAAAATAAATTTGTAAAATCAGTATCTGGAGGATCAATATTTACTGTTGGAGGATTTTTACCATTCAACACAGACATTGCTTTTTACGGAGAAGAAATCTGGTTGGCAGCAAGAGCATATACACATGGATATGACATAGTGGTTCCTGACGAACAGTACATGTATCATCTTTACTATAATCATAACATTGCTAGTGAAATAAACAAGCGCAAGATTCTTTGGACAGATTACCCTGATGAATTTAATCGTTTAGATTTGATTTCTAAAGAACTAATTTATAAAACTTTAACAGAAGGAACAGTTGGAGAAATGTTACTTGGAAATGAAAGAACTTTACTAGAATACGGAACATTTGCTGGACTTGATTTTATAAATGGTGAAATAGTTGAAAACTGCTAATATAGTTTTAACTGGTTCGTTTGGATATGTTGGATCAGCAACAAAACAACTTTTAATAAAAAATGGATATAACGTTATAGAGTTTGATAAAAAAAATAACAATGACACAAGAAACATATTTAAATTATTTTGTTTGTCTTTAAAAAAACCAAAAGCAATAATTCACCTGTCTGCTAAAAAATCAATTACAGAGTCTGTAAAAAACCCTATTCTTTATTATTTAAATAATATAGGATCTACCTTGTCTGTTGCTTTAGTTTCTAAGGTTTTAAATATCCCAGTTGTGTTTGCATCCTCCGCTGCAGTATACAATCCATACAACCCATATGCTAATTCAAAACTAATAGAAGAAAAGATTTTAAGAGTTTTTTGTAAAAAAGTTGTTATATTAAGATATTTTAATATTGTGGGAAAATCTAAAGGGGTAGAAGATAAGCAAGGAGGAAACATATTCTCAATAATAAACAAGAATCCAAACATAAAGATAAACAACATACAGTCTACTAGGGACTATGTTCATGTACTTGATATAGCAAAAGCCAATGTTTTATCTATTGAGTATCTTAAAGATAACGACTTTTTGCTTACAGATATTTTTACTGGAAACCAGTTTACCATGATTGATCTGGTAAATGAGTACAGGGCTAACGGTTTTACTATTAGTTATACCGTTTTAAATTTGCCAGACCTAACGGTTCTACCAGAAATAGATAACAGAGACCTTCTTGGCTGGTTCCCTTCTTACACCTTCTCAGATGGCGTTAAGTCAGAAATTAATTTTAGATAATAAAATACCCCCAAGGATTTCTCCAAAGGGGTATCTTTAGTTATACGCTACTTAGGAAATTTATTCATCCACATTCTGGTCTTGGGGGTAATGCCCTTCCAAGAAGACCAGTCGTCTCCACCCTTTGTCATATAAAATACAATCTCTGCATTTTTGACGGGATTGAATAATTCAGCATTAGAATTAATATCAAACTTGTCTCTACGATCAGGACCAAGTGTATCAATCATATTAATTTGGAACATACCATAAGACGAGTCCCCAGTCTTGTGATTGCCGTTAAAAGCCAGTGGTCGCCCATTAGACTCCTTTTTAGCAACCGCCCAAGCAACTATAAGGTCTTTGCCCTTAAAGCCAACCAGTGAGAGCAGTTCCTTTAGTTCCAAATCAGTCAGAGAAACCTTATTCTCAAAACTCTCCAACTTCTTTGCTTTAGAAACCAAAAAAACCTCTTGCGAGGCGGTTTCCAGTGTCTGAGCCTGTTTCAGGCTAAGATTGTTTTTAGTATCAAGATCTGTTGAGGCATTAGCATAGTTCGACATAACTGTTACTAGTGCTACGATACTGAGTGTGCTAATGATCTCTTTGTTTCTTTCGATAAATTTAATCATAGTTTCCTCCTTAGAAAACAACAACACCTTGATAGGTGTTACTACCAAGTATAACACAAAATTTTGTCAAAAGTCAACTTTAGAGGGTGGTATAATAAAGATTATGGCTACAGGCGTATCATCTAATTATCCTACTATGAAGTATCCACTTGCTTCTGATCCCGTGAACGTACACGGAGACATTAAAGTACTTGTTGATGCTTTAAATGATATTCTGCCTCCATTGGGATATGGCGCAGCATACCTAAACGTTAGAAATACCACTGGATTAACAATTAGTATTGGTACCCCCGTTTTTATTAGCGGTAGTCTAAGCGGAAAATCATTAATAGAAAAATACAATCCATCAAGTGTGTCTCATAATCCAGATGTTCCAATTCTTGGTTTGGTAAAAAGCAATATTTTAAATAATACAAACGGTCTTGTAATTGTTTCTGGTGTTTTAGAGATGAATACTTCTTCTTTGGGTGTAGCAGGAACAAAAGTTTATGTTGATGCAAATGGTAGTTTAGTTTCATCTCGCCCAGCCACAGGCCCAGCAAGATATATAGCGGTTGTGGCTATTCAGTCAGTTACTGGAATGTTAATAGTTCAAACTAAAGGAAACGGCACTTGGGGCGCTCTCAAAGACGGCTTGTCGTGATATAATAAACTATGGCAACTTCAAGAGGATCTAAGACATCATACGACATAGGCAATGCACCACCAACAGTTATTTGGACTGTGGTTCGTGGAGATACTTCTGGTTTTAAAGTTTATGTAACAGATGATGCAAAGGTTCCATTAGTTTTAAAAGGTGCTGGATCTCAGTGGGTTATTGCTATGAAAATTAAGAGACCTACTTCAACCCCTGGAATTATTACAGATGCTGCAACACTAGTTTTAAATTTATACCCAGTTGCAGATGAAGATGACCTAGTTGGAGAGTTTACAGTTTGGCTAACGGCAGCACAGTCAGTACAACTTCAAACAGGAGACATCTTTGACATTCAAGTGTCAGACCCTACAAGAGTTTGGACGGTTGCTCAGGGTAGCCTAAAGATTCTTGAAGATGTAACAGATTAATGGCCACAGCATTAATACTTGATAAACTAAACAATAAAACAAAACGAATTTTTCCCATTGACTACCCTTTAATTCAGGTAGAAGACTTTACAAGAAACACTTTAATCACAGACATACTTCCTTTCAGAGTTAAGTTTTCAGCCATTCAGATACAGGCTATTGGTTTGGGAAACACGCCAGGAATCCCACTACAGGTTATTGGCTACAGCAACTATATCCTTTAATAGTCTTATTAAACAGGTGCTATAATACCAGTATGGCGAAAATATCAATTTCAAGCGTTAAGGCTTTATTCCAAACAGGTGATAGACCTACTCAAGAAAATTACGTAGATCTAATTGACACCGCTGCAGCCCAAGCAACAGATTTGGGTTCATACGGTAACAATGAAAACACAATAAGTGGAATTGAGAACTTAACAGTTATTGATTCTTTTGATGCCACTGTGTGGCGTATGGTCAAGTATATTATTTCAATATCAAAGACCACTGCAGGGGACAATAAGTTCTATGCAACCGAGTTAACAATTCTTGCTGACGGTACAAATGTATCTGTTAGTGAGTATGGAACAATCGACAATGATGGGAATATTGGCACCATTAATGTCTCTCGCACTGGAAATACCGTGGCTATTACAGTCACTCCAGATTCTGCGATAAAGCCAGTCACCGTACGATATGCTCGTTTGGGACTTAAGGCGTAATAAAAGGAGATATAAAAAATGGCAACAGTAAATAAAGATTTTAAAATTAAGAGTGGTTTAGTCGTTGAAGGTTCATCAGCAACCGTTGGCGGATATGACGTTCTTACAAAGAAGCAAGCAGATCAAGATTATGTAGTCAGTCTTATTGGTGGTACAGCAACATCTGCTAACACTGCAAACACAGTTGTAAAGCGTGATGGCTCAGGTAACTTTGCTGCAGGAACAATTACAGCAACAGTTACAGGAAACGTAACAGGAAACGTAACAGGTAATTTAACTGGTAACGCTTCAACAGCAACAACTCTTGAAACTTCTCGTACAATTGAACTTATTGGAGATGTAACAGGCGCTATAGGTTTTAGTGGTTCACAAAATGTTCAAATTTCTACAACTCTAAATGGATCTTTTGCAACAGAGGCAGAAGTTGCTACCGCTAAAGGCGAAGCAATTTCATCAGCAGCAGCAGATGCAACTACAAAGGCTAACGCTGCACAGGCTGCAGCAGTATCAACTGCATCAGCAGACGCTACTTCAAAGGCTAATGCTGCACAATCTGCAGCAACTACAGCAGCAGCATCAGATGCAACCACTAAGGTAGCAGCAGAAGCAGCACTTAGAGTTTCAGGAGATTCAGCATCAGTTGCGACAGCAGCAGGAGATGCAACTACAAAGGCCAATGCTGCACAAGCAGCAGCAGAAGCAACTGCAGCATCAGCACTTACTGCTGCAATATCAACAGAGGTTTCAGGTCGTAACTCTGCTATTGCATCTGCAATTTCAACTGAAGTTGGAGATCGTAACACAGCAATTGGTACAGCAGTATCAAACCTTGTAGATGGAGCACCAGCACTTCTAAACACTCTTAATGAGTTGGCTGAAGCACTTGCCGATTCACCAGACACAGTTTCAAACCTTTCAACTCTTGTTGGAACAAAGGCTCCGTTAGCATCACCAGCATTAACTGGTGTACCTACAGCCCCAACTGCAGCAGCAGACACAAGCACAACTCAGATTGCTACAACAGCATTTGCTAAGGCAGAGGCTGACGCAGCCCAAGCAGCAGCAGAGGCTACAGCAGCAGCAGATGCTACTACAAAGGCTGACACAGCAGAAGCAGACGCTATTTCAGCAGCATCGTCAGATGCAACTACAAAGGTTGCTGCAGAAGCAGCACTTAGAGTATCAGGAGATTCAGCATCAGTATCAACTGCATCAGCAGATGCTACTTCAAAGGCTAACGCTGCACAAGCAGCAGCAGCATCAGATGCAACTACAAAGGCTAACGCTGCACAAGCAGCAGCAATCTCTGCAGCAGCATCAGATGCAACTACAAAGGCTAACGCTGCAGAAGCAGCAGCAATCGCTGCCGCAAATGCACTTGTTACTTCTGATGTAGCAGAATCAGGAAGTCTTTACTTCACAGATGCTCGTGCTAAGTCTTCAGCAGCAGATCTTTTGACTGGTGCAACACTTACAAATATTACAATTACAGGTTCAGGTTCAGGCCTTGTTATTACCGCAGAAAACGGTGTAGCAGAT